ATAAGGCTAGATAACTAATATAGACTAACAACAGAGGCCCTTAACTGGGCCTTTTTCTTTTATTTACAATCCAATCAAATTGTAATTACAATCTACTTATACTTATAATATAAACACCCCCTATAATATTATATAAACTGCCACTTACAATCTCTTTTACAATACTGTAAAAAATTATTATATTGTAAATAATACTTACAATGCAAAAAGTGCCAGGGATGTTAGAATAGAAACATGTCAAAAAAACATATAGACATTAAATTGATGGGTAAGCTGGAAGCTTATTATAATAAATGTAAGGAGGCAGGTGAAGAGACTAGGAGTATCCTACCTAAACTTAATAAGATGTTAAAAGAGTCTGGCCATGAGGGTTATGCAGTAGAGAAGTCCTTATATAATTTAGTTAATAAATTTAATAATAGTAGTACTACTAATATATTGACAAAGGCTGTTGTCAAGAACATTGATAAGGAAGCACTAAGTATGTTAAAGGATGCAGATGCTTTTGATTTAAATCTCTCATGGCAGAATGCAATGTTAAAGGATATGTCTAATAAGATGTATGCTAGATTTGTGCTCTTAGAAGCTAAGGGAGATAAAGCTAATATAAGAGATCTACATGAGACAGTTAAGATTACTAAGGACCTTATAGACTCTGCTGTTAAGATAGATGCATTGAATGCTAGGAAGATAGATATTAATAATCCTTCTGGCAACACTACTGTAGGTATAGTCTTACATATGGATGGCCAGAACTCTAAGAGACTAGAAGAGGTTACTGCTAATATAATAGAAGGAAATACATCTGTGGGGCCAAACAATAATAATTTAATCTTGGAAGAGGCATCATATGGATAAGCCAGTTGATGGGCTTCCATTTTGGCCTAAGTCAGAGGCCCAAAAAGACTTCTTTAATTTAGAGATGCAAGGAGTATTTGAGATAGGATTTGGTGGCACACCATACTCAGGGAAGACCTGTTGCATGGTTGTATCTAGTCTTATGTATGCCCACATTCCAGAATATAGGGCAGCCTTCTTTAGAAGAGAGGCAACACAATTAGAAAAGGCTGGGCTAATAGATGAGGCCAAGAATTGGTATTATAAGGCTGATCCAAAGGTAGAATATAATAGTATTACTAGAACATTTAAGTTTAGCTCAGGAGCTGTTATAACATTTAATGGTTGTGAGGGAGAATTAGATTATAAGAAGTATGATGGTGTTGAATGGCATGCCTTGTATTTTGAAGAGTTAACCCACTTCACACCTGATCAGATTACTAACTTAATGTCAAGAGTAAGAAATCCTAAGGGGAAGATACCATTGAGAGTTAGATCATCTACTAACCCAGGTGGGCCTAATGAAGAATGGGTTATTAATAGATATAGACCATGGCTTAATAAATATACAGTAGATCCTCTCAAGATAGACATTGAGGCCCAGAATGGTGATCTATTATATTATACTAACTTAGAGGGCCAAGTAGTCTTATCTAAAGAAAGGGGCAAAGGATATAAGTCTATATCATATGTCTGTCCTAGTATCAATGACTTATCACCAGATCAAGAGGCTAGAGTACATGGTATTAGTGATCCTATTAGAAGAGCTGCACTACTAGGTAGATGGGGTGTTAAAGCAGAAGCTGGTATGTACTTTGCAGAAGAGTGGTTCAAAGATGCACCAGCTGCACCTAATACTAATATTAAATTAAGGTATTGGGACTTAGCAGCCTCTGGTGATAAGGGAGACTTTCTAGCTAGTATATTAGTAGCTAAGTGGAAGGACAATTATTATATAGAAGATATACTATTATTAAAGCCTCAAGTACATGAGGTAGAAGCTATTGTATATAAACAAGCTAAGATAGATGGGCCATTAGTAGCTATAGCTATAGAACAAGAGGGAGGCTCTGCTGGTAAGATTGTGGCCCACAACTTTGAAACTAAGTTAAAAGCATTAGGTCATAGAGTATATATAGATCAGAAGACTAGTGATAGAACTACCTCTTCTAAGGAGGCTAGAGCAGGAATAGTATCTCCTTTAGCTAAAGAGGGGAAGATTTATCTAGTTAATAATCCTAGTGTTATTAGGAATAGGAGAGAGTTCTTCAAGCAAGTAGTTGGCTTCCCAGTTGAGAAGCATGATGACATCTTGGATGCTATGACTGGTGCTATTCATATTATAAATAATAAATACAATGGTATAGCTACTTATTTGATGATGAATGATGGACAGAGAGTATTCAGGGAGAACAACCCATTTAATTTAAATACTAGAGAAATAATCTAATGAGGAGACACCTACATGTCATACATATGTCAATTCCATTAGCAACTAGCCCTATTAATTCTGATTCTAAAGTACATTTGGCTCCACACCCAGGTTCTCATGAACTCTCTAGTAAATTTTTTTAGTAATTTTTTAGGGGCCTCTTAAAGGGTGCCATTCTATATTAATACAATATACAATAGGATTAGGAGAAACTGAAGCATGCCAAGACCTAAAACAAATGTAAGCAAGGTTCAAATTAAGAAACCTGTTAAGAAGGCTGATTTAAATAAGATACAGACATCTACACCTAATAGTGTATACATAGACCAGAAGAAGATACCTCAAGACTTCTATATTACACCTACTACTGTATGGACTGTAGAATCTGTATCAAGTGCTCTAGGTGCTCATGAGAGGGGACAGTTCACTATGTCTGGTAGGTTATGTGATACTATATTTAGAGATAGTAGAGTAAGCAGTGTAGTTAATACTAGAGTACTAGGAGTTCTTGGTCTGCCCTTTGAGTGGAAGTGGCCAGATGATTATGCACCTACTGATAAGGATCTAGCTGCTCTAGAAGTAGTTAAGAAGTACTGGCCTTATATGATTACTCAGCCTCTTCTAGCTACTATATTAACTAATGTCATTCTAATGGGATTCTGTATTAATAGTATATTCTGGGAGCAAGAGGGAGATATTGTATTACCTAAGTTAAATCCCTTTCATCCATCTAATACACAATTTGATATCTCTAGCTGGGAATTCTTAGCATATACCCTACAACAGGGCACAGCTAGAATAACATCCTCTGATCCTAACTGGATTACCTTTTGTCAGCTAGATGCTAAGAAACCATGGATGAAGGGATGCATTAGACCATTAGCTTATCCTTGGTTACAGAAGACTTATACTCTAGCTGACTGGAGAGGGTTCAATGCAGCTAATGGTCAGCCTATTAGAGTACTAGAGATGCCTGTTGAATCAGGTACTCCTCCAGAGGGAGATCCACAACAGTTTATTAGAGACATAGCAGTTAATGCTAGATTGGGTGCTCCTATCCTATTACCTAATGGTTCCACCTTTAAGATGGTACAACCTGACTCACAATCATCAGATACATTTAAGGATGCTATAGAGCAAGCTAATATAGAAATAGCAGTAGCAGTTCTGGGCCAAAATTTAACTACTGATAGTGGTTCAAAAGCTGGCTCTTATGCCTTAGGAAAGATTCATAAGGATATCATGCTTGAGTATCTAGAAGCTGATACCTCAATGCTTAATGAGACTATTTATAACCAGCTTCTAAGAGTATTCTATGAGATTAACTTTGGGCCAGATTATGTTGTACCTCTGCCTCATTGGAACAGTACTCCTGAAGAAGATCAGGTCCAAAGAACTGATGCTATTAGTAATCTAGCCAAAGCATTACCAACATTAATACAAGCATTTGGGGATAAATTAGACCTAGAGGCTCTAGCTAGAGAATTCAAAATTCAACTAAAGTAAACTATTTACATTTGGTCATGTCTCATGTAGAGTATGGGACATGACAACAAATGAATTCCTAAGCAACTACACAAAGAATATATCACCCAAGAAAGTATGTGGTATTTATGCTATTTATTCTGCTATTACCAATAGAATATATATTGGCCAATCAAAGAGCATATATAGAAGATGGACTGAACATAAAATAGAATTAAAGAATAGCCAACACTGCAACAGCCATCTACAGGCCATATATGATAAGTATGGAAAAGATGCACTATCCTTCTTTATTCTAGAGCAATGCACTAAAGAAGAATTAGATGCAAAGGAAGCTTTCTTAATAAGCTTAATAACTAAAGAGGATCTAATAAATCAAGCTCCAATAGGAGAATTTAAAGGTTCTGAGAATTATAAAAATAAGAAAAAGAACAGGCCAAAAAGAGCCTCAACTAAACTGTCCCAAGAGACTAAGGATAAAATATCTCAAGCACATAAAGAACTTGGAACAATACCTCCCTCAAGAAAAGGATGTAAGTTAACTGAGGAACAGTCAAAGGCAATGTCAGAAAGATTAATGGGAAATAAGCACTGTGTTGGTTATAAACATACTGAAGAAACTAAAAAGAAGATGTCTGAAGCCCAAAGAGGGAATAAGTCTAATACAGGAAGAAAGCTAACAGAAGAGCACAAGAACAATATAAAGCTGGCACATGCTAGAAGAAAAGCATTGAAAGAGCAAGCATAAGTTTCTATCAGCCCTCCATTTAAATAACAAGTGGGCCTGAAGTCCCACTTGTTATTTATATTCCAGGCTATTGATAGTTAGATTATTATCTAGAATCTCCATACACTATATATTATATATATTATATCCATACTCTATCTATAGTACATATTTCATACTTAAAAATGACACTCTTTTTATATGTACCTATCCATCACTTTATAATTAAAAACTGTACCTTTCAGGATGTAAATCTCCTAATTATTGGCATATGATGTCCTATCCTCCAATCTATTCCTTAATGCTGCACTTTGACTAAACTTTATAGGTAGGTAATCCCTATATAAAAGTGTCAACACTTTTTATCAAATTATTTCTACAATTCTATTAAAAAGATATTCTCATAAATAATAATTCACAGTCTAATAGAAGTATGACCTCTTCCACAACATATTTTGATAAAAAAGCCTTTGATGAAGTAGATGCTAAGACAAGAGCCACACTAATTAAAATGTTTAAGAAGATGAATCCTACTCACACATTTGATAATAATGCTGACCAATATGGGGTAGATATTATAGTAAGAAATAAGGAGGGGAAGCCAGTAGCTTATATTGAGGCTGAACATACTAATTTGTGGACTGGAGATAAGTATCCATACACTGAGGTTAGAATGTTTGAGAGAAAGAGGCACTTCATATATGGAAAGGATGCAGCATGGAAAGATCTACCATATGGCCCACTACCTGTTTATCTAGCTGTTGTTAACAGAGATTATACAAGAGCCTTAACTTATCTAGCTAAGGATGCAGAGAAGGCAACCAGCAGGATAGTTAATTCTAGAAAAGGTCCTGAGAAGATGTACTTTGTGCCATTAGATATCTGTACTTTTAGTACTCTTTAATCACAACAACACATCCCTCCAAGGATGTGATTTGCTATAATATAGATATGAGAATTAGTGGAACTCCCTCAGACCTACAAATAAAACAAAAGCTATACTTCCCTAGTGTTCATCTATTTTCTAGTTGTGGTAGTTGTAATGTTGAATCTATGGTAGATCTAGGGAAGAAGGGCATGCAGATGATTCAAACCAATAGACCTACTAAAGTATACTTTGAATGCCCTGGCTGTGTTAAGGGATGGACTGAGGAGATAATCATTAGCTTGGTAATATCAAAGGTTTAGGTTAGGATAAGCATAAGGAGAAACACAGAAATGGCATACATAATAGGAACAGGTATTATTCAAAATGGAATTGATGCTCACAATAGTACACATAAGGATGTTCATGGAACTAGTAATTGTCATAATGATGGTCCTGATTATAGTTTAACTGGTGTTAAGCAAGTATTAACTAACTCTACTCCAACTACTCTAGATGAGTCAGCTACTCTATTTAATGATGCAAAGGCTCTTTATAATGTTCACTTATCTAGAGGTGGTGCAGAGTTAATCCTAGCCCACAAGCTTGTAGATAATGCAAACATAGTTACTGCTACAATGGATCCAGGTCCCACATATACCAATGCACTCTTCTTAGCCTTAAGAGCCTTAGTATCTGATGAGCAAGTTTGTTACTCAAACCACATAGCTAACTTAAAGCCTGATGGAACTGCCTCAGGGGTCCATGTTGTTGCTGATACTACTAATACTTTAGGTGGTCTAGATCCTCTCAACTCATTTATAGATATAGCTGTAGCTCTAAACAATCTAAAGCTTAACTATAATAACCACATTATCTTCTCAGTTGGAGCCTCACCACATGCTAATCCTGATGTGACCAATGGTGTAACTGCCCCTAACTGCTTAGCCTCTGATTATGACACCATGATTACTCTAGCCAACCAATTCAAGGCCAAGTACAATGCCCACAGAACACAGGCCACAGTTCACACAATCAATGATACATTCAACATTGTCACAGCAGCAGATGTTTCTAACCCAGGTGGTGTATTTGATCTTGCAGTACAGTTCAAGGCCAAGTTTAATGCCCATGTTGCCTCAACTACTTATCACAATGTTGCTGATGCTACTTATCCACTAACCTATTCAGGTCCTACTACAATAGCTGGATTAATAGCTGCTGCTGTGGAAGTATTAAGTAATTACAATGGACACATTGGTTTAGCCCCAATTACCAATGCAATGGTTGTGGCTTAATGAAATCTTATCTAGTATTTCTATTGATACTTCTTTGCTTAGGCTGCCCACCAAAGAATCCTATCCCTACTGATATGTCTCTAGATATGCCTGCTACTTGTACAGAACATAAGATGTGTGGGCAGGATGTAGATTGCCAGGAAACAGTATGCAAAGGCTCATGTATTGGTGGAGAATGTGTATGGAATGTATTCCCTGTCAAGGAGGGCAAGTAATGTCCCAGCTAATATTAAATGAAGAACTATCAGAACAAGCTCCATCAGAGATTAGAGTAATCAAATTTGGAAAGACCAATACTAGAAAAGGCCCTTATCTATTTGATGAGGCTTCTGCTAAGCAGGTTATGGATGTCTATCTAGAGAGGAACCTGGATTTATATTTTGATTATAATCACTTATCAATGGATCCTGAAGATGCAGAACAGGGTAAGGCTGCTGGTTGGTACAAGTTAGAAGTTAGAGAAGATGGTCTGTGGGCTGTAGATATTAAGTGGACTGGCAAGGCCAAGAGTCTGATTGAGGCTAAGGAATATAGATATATCAGCCCTGTTATCATTACAGACCAGGAAACTAAGGTTATTAGACTAATTAATATAGCATTAACCAATTTACCTGCTACAGATGACCTTATTCCTCTTATCTCTCTAGAAGAGAAAGAACTATCTGAGAAATACTCTGGTATTAGCTTTAAGCCTACAGCAGGTGTTAGAGCTGCTTGTAAGAGGGGATTAAAGTATCATGAGGATGGATTCTCTGGAGATGGGTTAATGCCTGCTACAGTATCATGGGCTAGAAAGCTAGCTAATGGTGGTGCTTGGACTCCTGAGAAGGCTGTCAAGGCTAGAGCATGGTTTGAAAGACATGAATCTGATAAGTCTGGAAAGGATTGGAATAAGCCTAGTGCTGGTAAGGTAGCCTGGTTATTATGGGGTGGTGATGCTGGAAGATCTCAGGTAAATAAGATAGTAGCTCAAATGGAGAAAGCAGATAATGCTTCTAAGAAGAACACAGAGGAAGTAAAATTGGTAGAAGGAGAACCAATGCAAGACAAAATGAAACACCTTAAACATCTAGATGAGTCTATGGATTATCTAACTGCTTACTCAATGCATGTAGCTAAGTCTATGTTAATGGTAGATGATAAGGATGAAGATGGAGATTCTGAAGATGATAAGGATCAGGATGGCATGAGGGAGATGTATAAGGATCATATGGATACTCTAATGGAAATGGCTGATAATGTTAAGGTTAAGAGATTAGCCCTTGACCCTACAATGGAGACTTATGTTAAGAAAGCTGACTCCTTTTATACTCTAGGCCAGCTAAGTGAGAAGATAATTGAAAAGGTTGTAGAGAAAGAGGAGATAATTAAAATAGAGCAGGAAGTACCTGCAATGCTTACAGAGCAGGTTATCTCTATGACTGGTAAGACTGAACTAAATGAGCAGCTAGGTGTATTAATGGCTCTAAAGGATAATGTATCTAGACTCTCAGAGCAGAATGCTTCTCTTCTATCAGAAGTTAAAGCACTTAAAGAAAAAGCACTAGATAATGAGAAGACTTCTCTAGTTGATGATGCAATCAAGGCTAAGAAACTACTACCTGCTCAGAGACAATGGGCTCTTGGTGCTCCTATTGAATTAGTTAAAAGTTATCTAGCTGTAACTCCAGTTCTTTTAAGTACTAATGTAGTTAGAGAAAGTGATTTACCTGCTACTGATATTCTTAGCCCAAATGCTAAGTACTTAGTTGACAAGTTAGAACAGGATATAAAAAAAGTAAATAATACTTCTTCTAAAGAAGTAGCATTGACACTAGAATAGGCAATAGGAGAAAACACAGATATGGCAACCACAACTGAAAGATCTACTGTATTTAATGGACTTCCAAAATCAAGTGCAATTACATATTTAATTAAGGCTTCTAATACAGTTCTAGCTGGTACTCTAGGTATGCAGGTAGCTGGTAAGACTCAAAAGGCTGCTACTGGTCAGGCTGGAGCAGTTCTATTAGGTGTAGCTGAGCAGACTTATGTCAATTCAACTGGTGCAGATGTTACTAGAACTGTCCCTATGGTATTTAAAAGAGGTGCATGTTACTTAAAGAACAGTGGTACTAATCCTGTTGTACCTGCTGATATTGGTGGACTAGTTCTTGTAGAAGATGAGGATACAGTTAAAACAGGTAGTGCTGGTGCTGGTGATATGACTCTCACTGCACTTGAAATACAAGGAACACAAGTTCTTTGCTTAGTAGGAAACTAGGCTTAGAGTAAAGGACAAGGAGAAACACCACAATGGCAAATCCAGCAGGAATTATAAGTACACAAGATCTAGAAGTAGTTTTCACCAAAGTAAGCACAGCTCTAACCCAGCTACAGTTTGATTATTCTACTGTTGCAGAGAAGATTGCATGGTTTAATACTGATGCCAAGGGCAAGTTTGTTAAGTTTCCTTTCAGTCCAGTAAGCAATGCTCCTAAAGATTGGGTTGAAGGTAAGGACAGAGACTTTAATGAGGCACAGGCTTTCCAGATTGAAGTAGAGAACAAGAGAATAGCCCCAGCAGATGAACTAGAGTATATGTCTACTCTGAGCTATGACACATATGGAATCCTCTCAGGCAAGCTAGCTGCAATAGTAGCAAGAGCCAAGAAACTATATGATATTAGACTAGCTGCTAAGATTGCTGCTGGACAGACTGATCTAGGTTATGATGGAGTCTCCTTCTTCAATACAGCTCACCCTGTAAACCCTGTAAATGCTGCTCTAGGAACCTATAGCAACCTATTAGTAAATACTGCTCTAGATGAGGCTGGTGTAATAGCTGGTCTAGATAAGCTTAATCTAGTTAAGGGTTGGGATGGTGAGTTACTATGCATTGATGGTGTAGATACAATCATAGTACCTAACCAGGCTCTAAAAGTTAAGGCAATGAAACTTGCCAATCAGGAAATAATTGCCTCAGTATTTGGTGCTAACACTGCTGCTGCTGGTGTAGGTAATGAGTTAAGAGGTGCATTCAATGTTATCATGTTCCCTGAGCTAAATGCATATGATCCTAAAGCATGGTATATAGTTAGATCTGGCAGCCAGATTCAGAGACCATTCATTGTATCTGTTGCACAGGCCCCTGTATTCCATTACTCAGGTCTAGATCCTAATGATTGGGTTAGAGTTGTTAAGGGTGCAGTATCTTATGGTTGGGATGCACAAATGGGCACAGGATTTGGACTACCTCAGCTAGCTGTAAAGCTAATTGAGCCTTAAGGTCTAAGGGCAAAGGGAAGAGGAGAAAACCCACAATGGCAACAAACACTCAACTTACAAAATTAATGGCAGCTGGTGCTGGATACTCTATTGCTCTAGGGCAAGACTGTGGATTTGTTAACATACTAGCTAAGGCAGACTGCTGGGTTAAAGTAGTTTCCAGCTATAATGGTGATTCAATCACAGCTCCTGTAGCAACTCCAGCCCCTGCTGCTGGTGCAACTTCTACTTGGATCCATCTAGCTGCATCTGGGGAAACTCATACAGTAGACTTCTCAAAGGGCTTTCAGTCAGCTGCACCTGCTTTCACAGGGGACAGAATGACTAATGTTCTTGTATGGGGTATTGCTGCTGGTGAACTCCTAATTAATGCTAGATAAGGTAAGACATGGCTAACTTACAGGGATCATTAGCTAATTTAGGTTCACTAGGCAATGCCTTTATATCTCCCTCAGATATAAAGACTGCTCTTATTAAGCCTTACCAGGCTGTAGGAGTTGCTGCTGCTGGACCTATTACAGTTACTGGTGTTAAGGTTGGAGATAAGGTATCAGTAGCTTTAGGATGGGTAACTTCAGCAGGAACACTTGTGGGCCTGGATACTACTCACTTTGAGGCAACTGTAACAGTAGCTAATCAGATTCAACAGTTATCTGCTGATCTGTCTGCTAATACTTACCTCTTTCTAGTACAGCCACTTAACTAAAAACTTAATATTAAAACAGAAGCCCTCTTAATTGAGGGCTCTTCTTTTTATAAGAAGGTACTCACAGCACCCCATTTACATGTATAATCAGTACATGGCAAACATCAAACAACTACTAGCTAATGGTGGATTACTTGGGAATTCTAATAATGTTGATACTACTGTTTCAAATGGAGCTATTACACCTGTTAAATTAGCTACAATCACAGACTTAGTTACACTAGATCAAGCTGGTGCAGGAAATACTCTAAGAGTAATTAAGCCTACTGTCCTTATGGTTAGTGGTGGTTATCAAGGAACTATTCTAGTTGGTGATACTGGCTTCTTTCTATGGGAGGGAACTTCTAATACTAAACTATATGGAACTGGTCTAGTTACAGTTAGACCTATTGCATGTACTCCTGCTGCTGTAGTTCTTCCCTCTCCTAGAGTGCTACAAGGAAGAGTATGGGTTAAGGGAGATGTTACTGCATCATTAACTATTAATCTATTTAAGAGTGGAGTTGATCAACCTGTAGCACATGTTACTGTACCAGTAGCTGATTATAGTGGATCACCACAAGTATTTGAATTTATAGAAGAAGGTGGATCAACTGAATTCCCATGGGCATTAGGTGATACTGATGCTATCTTTATGTCTATTAATACAGGTGGAGCTATATCAGGTGGATTTCTTCTATGGCAGGTTTATATAGGCTAATTGACTAGATAAAAAGAAAGAGGGCTGTTTAGGCCCTCTTTTCTAGTTTAAGAACTCTATTCTTTATAAATTTGTTCTAGCTTTGTTAAGAATAGGGCCTTTTTCTCTTCTAGATCAGTTATAATTTTAGTTTCTAATGAACAAATACCACTGGTTAATTCTACTAATACTCCAGATCCTTTACTAGAGTAGATTCTTGATTTCACATCATCAACAACAAAATGGGTGTGAACTACACTTGCTAGCAGTGGATTATGTATAATAAAATCAACTTCTGAAATTCTATCATCATAAACAGATCTTCTAGGCTCTAGTTTTCCCAGATTTGCTCCTTTTTCAAGTTCTAGAAAGTCTAGATAGTCAATAACAATTATTAATTTACCCAGGGGTTCATAAGATATGCTGCATGTTCTAGAACATACTATATCATCAATCAATATAGTGGTGTCAGAAAACCCATAAACAAATCTACCATTGTTCCAATCTTTTCTCATTTTTGTACTCTTACAAAATTTGCTGCAATACTTCTGCCATGATTTGACCTTGACATATTCTTTTTCACAAACTAAGCATTTATCCATTTGATTTGTTTCTTTTGTCATGAGTATATGATGCATCAAAACTCATCAAATGGATATAATTATTTTAATTATTGATTATAGTTTAATATAGATTTTATAATTGGACATATGGCTGGTACTAAAAGTACTCTTCACAGGTTTATCCAGGATCAATCTTTCATAGGTCTGGCATATGGTAATGAGGGGTAAAAAGAGAGCCTCTCCTATAATCAGAGATTTACATTCTACCTTTCTACTGAACTACTGGTTCTGTTTCATCAAGTGCTAAAGCTATCTTAGCTCTTGCTAGAGTAATGGCTATTCTAGTCTCATTCTCTTCATTAGCTCCTAAGATGCCTAGAAGAATACCTTTTGCTACCTCATCATTGCCCTTAGCTGCTATAATAGCATCTTTTATAATATCTATTAGAGTAGGTATTAAAGAGGCTGCAACATTAGCCCACATTACTCAGCTCCTATCTTATATAGAACCATCATAGATTGTAGCTCTGTAACCATCTCTAGGCCCTTCTTAGATATATTACCTAGCATTTCTACAGGACTCTTCTTATTAATTACATCTAATACTAATTGAGCAGCTATCTTATTCTCTGCATAAAGTAGATCAGTTAGCTTAGTTATCTTAATAGCTATATCATCAGGCTTAGCAATACACTTATCATAGCTTTCTTTTGCCTTTGTTATGCCATCTTTTCTAGGCTTGATAGTATCTCTAACATTAATGGCTTGCTCATAGCACTTATTAGACTGAACAGTATACCAATGAGCTAAGGTTTTATCAGCAGCTAGAATAAGGGAGTGCTGGGCCTGAATAGTTGTAGTAGCTATTTGTATTGGAGAAGCACAACCAAACATTATAAAAATTAGTATAATTAAAAGTGTATGGGCTATAGCTTTCATCTGGTTAGCTTACCCACAAAGCTAAGGAATGAGAATCCCTAATATCCACATGATTAAAGGGAGGGTTGCTATTAGGATAGTATCCAAGGCCCTTGATATTAAGTTTCTTATCCTTAATCATATCTAGAATCCTCTTGTTAACTTCTCCTGCATCTACATCCTTAACTACTATATCAGCAGCTCTCCCTAGACAATGTTGGCTATCTTTGGCCCCACTTATAGCTGTGTTGTACTCCTTTGTTCTATAGCCACTTATTACCTTAACAGGCTTATCAAAGGCAGTCCTTATTATCTCTAGCTGATTACACAGTTCTATTAGTGTTTCTAGCCATTCTTGGGGATAGGGTGTCTCATCAAAACCATGTCTAGCAGGCTGCTTGAATTCCTCTAAATTAAAATGCTCTGTTATCTTAGTCATAGAGGTTATTATAGTACCAAGGAGAAAAAGATGGCACATGTAAACACAGGAGACCTTAGATGGATAGAATAAAGATTAGACTGGATGTAGATGGTAATCTTGGTCCTATTGATCAAATGGCTGCTAAGTTCAAGGTGGCTGATAAGAATGTAGAGGATTTAATTGGAAGTATAGATAAATTAAACAGCAAGTCAATTACACTGCAAGTTAAGGACCAGATTGCTAGTCATAGAGCAAATGATCCTTTATTCAAGAAAATTGACTTCATGCCTGATAAATCCATTAAGCCTCTGCCAGCTTTTGATATGTTAGCTAATATTAAGAATCAAGTAGATGAAAATAGGAAAAGTACACAGGCTGCTACTACTGATTTAATATCTGGAGCACTTGGAGCAATTGCTGGTGGGGGTGGTGTAGCAAGTATAGCCTCATTATTAGGTGGTATAGCTGGTGGCCCTATTGGAGCAGCTGTTGGTTTAGTTATTGGTAAGGTTGTTGGAGCACTGGGAGATATTTTAGTTGGTGCAATGAAAACTTCTGCTGGATTATTACTAGACTTTGCAAAGAGTGTTGTAGATGCTGCTGCCTATAGAGAGGATAATATTATAACTCTGTCTAAGCTCTCAGGTTCAGATGATGCTGGTAGGAGAGAATTTGACTATGTAACAAGAATAGCTGATAAGACCTCTTTTTCTACTAAGCAGATAAGTGATTTAACTACAAGACTATTTACCTTAGGATTTAAGGCAAATGAGGTAGATAGCTTTAGAGGAAGAGCACTTGATATAGCTACTCTGAAAGGGAATAATCCTTTAGTTCTAGAACAGTATGCAGATGCTTTAAATAAGATTAAGGGACAGGGTAAATATAATGGACATGTAGAAAACTTAGATTTAATTGAAAAACAGATTCCAGGGGGTAAAGAAGGAGTTAGACTTCAAATTGCTAAGGAATTAGGCTTAAAGGGAAATGATAAAAGTCTTCTAGAGCAGGTGGCTAAGTTAATAGAAAAGGGGAAAATAAGCTCTATAACAGGTATTAATGCAATTAACCATTTAATTGAGAAAACTCTTCCAGGAGCACCTGGTTCTTATGCCAAAGAAGCTGCTACTAAGTCTCTATCTGGAGCTATCTCCAATGTGCAGGATGCTTTTAGTAATAACCTTTTAAGAATAAACTGGTCTGAGTCTCCAGGAATAGTTGCTTTTAGAAAGTTCTTAGTTAATTTATCTGAAACATTAGGATCAAAAGAATTTCAAGGGATGCTTGAGAAATTAGCTAATACTTTGTTTAAGGGATTTGAAAATATACATAAGGAGGACATTACTAAATGGTTTGAGAAACTTGAGGGTGCTTTACTAATGTTAATACCTGCTATAGAAAAGACTTGGGCAGCTATACAGAAGATAATCACTGGAGAAGATAGTATAGTTGGTGGACTTGTAATAGGATTTGCAGATGTTGCTGTACAAATAGGAAAGTTATTGGTTGCAGGTGTACTAGATGCTCTTCCTGGAGGATCTCATGATCACTTAGCCAAGGCTGTAGAAGCATACAGAAATGAGCAAGCTGCTAAGGCAGCAGAGAAGGCTGAGGAAAAAGGAGCAATGGATGCTTTCCATGAGTATAAAGCCAAAGTTCTAGCAGAAAGAGCAAGAAAATATGCTGATGAGCCATTTGCAGCAGCATCTAAAGCAGCTAGAGAAAAGGAGGCTGGTGTGCATATATATAAAATCAAGGTAGATGCTAGAGGAAGGGGCAAGAAAGTTATGGATGAGATCAATGCTGCTGCCCAAAAAGCAAGATTGGCTGCTGGAAGGTAATTATAGTATAATGAGAGGAGGAGAATAACATGGCAACAGCAAGCATATGGCCCTTTTCTAGACAAAACATAAATGGTACAAATACATGGAATCCAGATCAGAGAACTCCATGGGATATAGTTTCTCTAGGCTCTTATACATTTCCAGGTATATGCAAAATATTGAATTTAAGTAGAGCAAGAAAATATCAGGTAGTTAAGAATAAGGAGACACATTATGGTGATGTTAAGGATTTAAACCTAGAACTAGCCATGTTTACAATAGAGAATACTATTATAAGGCCAGAGGACTATGGCAAGTTAATTGAAATCATACAGTACTTAAACACCAAACTAGGTGTTAATAATAAGGTGCCAGGCAATAGTAACAATTATAAGATAGATGCAGTATCAGGATTACCAAGGGCTCCTCAAAGAAAGACCATTACTACAAATCTACCAAGAGCACCTATAGATGCTGCTGATCTACCAAAGGCTCCCACAGTAATACCTATAATTGAAGATCTAGATCCCATTGTTACAGGATCTGTTAATTCTCTATCAGTAATACATCCTAAGTTAAGAGATATGGATGTCTCTTCTTGCTTTGTAATAAAGATCTCAGGTCCAGATGAATATAGAGTTGGAAAGATAGTCACTAGATTTGATTGTATTGAGGTAAGAAAGAAACTTCAATCTACATCAAAAAGTATTGAGCCTGCCTCTCAGATTGATGCTACACCAAGTACTTACATTGATCTTAAAGAAGTTGCTCCTCCATCACAAAATCCAGCTGTAATTGGTCCATAACTAATATACAAATAAATGAGGCCCTATTATGGGCCTCTTCTTTTTATTTACATGTAGATTAGTGAGAGGATTTATATTCTGGTAAAGTAGTGCAGTATTTTACAACCATATCTGAATAAGATATACAGCTAGAAGAATACTCTTGACAAGCCTTAACACAGGCTAAACTAGATGTATTACAGCCTTGAACTTCCTTGGACTGAGTAGGGTAGTTCTTAGCCCAGATTGATAGAGCAAAGCAGTTATCTATTTCTCTAGTATAATCAGCACCACAAGCACACATTAGTACTAGAATAAGGGCTAAAAGTCTATTCATTAACTGCCCAGACTTTCCTTAAAAGACTCACATGCACAAATAGCCTCTTCATGTGCCTTAGAACATTCTATATCTAGATAACAGGCAACTAGGCAGCTCCTAAACTTATCATAGCAATCATCCTTTAATTTCTGGTCACCAGCTACTTTTACAAAACTAATAGGATCTATCTCAGCCTTACAGTCATTAATCATCTCTCTAGGAGACATTGAATATGAGCAACCAGCTAATATAAATGAAAGGATCAGTGCTAACAGGCATCTCATATATCTATGATACCACAATTTACATTAAGTTGCCTATTATAGTTGAATAAGTGTAAAGTGTTAAGAAGGAGAAGAAACAGAATGGCATACCAATTTACAGTAAATCAAGCACCTGCTACAGGTGGACTGGCAATGTGGAATTTAATAAGTACAATGATCACTGCTGGTTGGACTAAAATTAAGGATAGTGATGGAACTACATATTCTAGCTCAGGTACTCAAGTAACTGGTGGTAATAGTGGTACAAATGGACTAGATAACTCAAGAGCATGGGTAGTTTTACAATCTCCAGCAGGAGCAGGTGGTAGACAGATATGTATACAATGTACATTTACCAATGGTGAATATTGGAGATTAAAGTATTCTAAGACAGCAGGATTTTCAGGTGGATCACCAGATGCAACTACAGTTCCAAGTGCAACAGATGAGGCAATTATATGGGGTGGTAATACTGATGCATCTCCAGGAACAGTACAGTATATGGGAACAAACAATACATATTTCCAGCAAGTTCTAGTAGATAATGCTGCTCCATATGGATTTGCCATGATCTGTTATCAGAAGATAACTGGTGTTTGCTGGACAAGTCTTATCATGGATCCTCTATTAGCCAGTACATACCCAGCAGGAGATCAGGATCCAATGGTTATATATTGTTATTATACTTCTGGAGATACTTTAAATGCAGTCTACTTCTCTAGTGAGTCTGCTGGGCCAGCTTGCTGGTTAAAGTATGGATTAGGTGGAGCTACTTATACTGGAACACCTGCACTTTATTACATTAATGCTTCTGGAAATCAGATTGTTCCTGGAGCAATTGGACAGAATGCTATTACAGGAGAAGATGAGACCTTTCCAGTTATATATGGTAGAAGAGGTGCATTGTCAGCTCCAGTTGGTTATAAGGGAGTATCTAGCATGATGACTTGGAAGGGTAGTAATAGAGCTACTGGAGATACTTATAATAGCAAGGCAAGAGCAATCTTTGGTGATGTCTCAATCCCTTGGGATGGAACCACAACTCCTAGCCTATAAGGTTAGAGGAGGGAGAACAAGACAATGACAACACTAAGCCAAGTTAGAACAGATGTATTTGCAGAGACACCAGAGTTTGCAGAGAGAATGGCAAGAGTTTATATTCCAGGAACAGGACCAATACCAAAAGCATGTCTAATTACAGTAGAGAATGGAATGATCATAGTTTATACACTTAATGCAACTGATTCTGCTATTCCACTACTAAATAAGACTAAAGTACTAGAGAAGAGCTACTAATGGATTATACAATGACACAGTATGTAACTGGACTGATTGGAAAAGCAGTGGAAAAAGTACCAGGATCAACTACATCTTCTCCAGCATTTAATATAGGTGGTGGTGGATCTAGTGGAGTTTCAATCAACTTAGTATCTCAGTTAAATACTGGGATGAGCAAGGGAGGTTAATTATGGTAATAGTAGGACAACAGGCAGAATTACCAGTTAGACTAGTAACAGCAGCAGGAGCTAATGCTACTGGTATTGTTGCAGCAGACATACTTAATGGAGTAGCACAATTTGTTAAATCAAATAATACTAAGAACAATATTACTTTAAGCAATGGTAGCAACTGGCTAGAGATAGACTCAGTTCAATCACCAGGCTTATATCATATTATAATTCCCTTTGGAGTTAATTCAGTAGTTGGACCAATACAATATACTATTTATCCTACTGCTGCTGCCTTTACAGCATTTGTTGGTGCTGATTATGCAATGGATGCTCCTGCTAAAGAAGCTACAAGTACTGCTATCAAAGCTAAGACAGATCTTATCCCAGCCTCACCAGCAAGTGAAACTACTTCTCTAGCAATCAAGGCTAAGACTGATTTAATACCAGGTATACCAGCTTCTCAAGGTGATGTAACAGGAGCAGTAACAAGTATCAAGGGAGCACAAGATCTATCTATAAGTACAATAGCTGGAGGAGCTAGCTTTGTAAGTAATACAGATAACCTACATGCTATTAAATTAGCTATAGCTGGTGCTGGGAGTGATCCTTGGACATCTCTATTAAGTACATATACTACACCAGGAACTATGGGATATTCTTTAAGAGTAATACAACAAGTATTGGCTGGTAGGTCAAAGATCTCCATAGCTAATGATAGATTACTTGTATATGACACTGATGGAATAACTGTTCTAGCCCAGTGGTACCTAAAGAATAGTAATGGTAATCCAAGTATCTATGATATTACTCAAAGAGAGCCTGTATAATGCCACAGCAATCAATACTACTACAGACAGGTATGGGTGGTGTAGCTAAGTCTTATGCCTCAGTACAGGACCTATTAAATCTATCTCTACCTAGAGCAGGACAGGCAGCTTATATAGATAGTACTAAACAATCAGCTCCTTATACTCTTACAGGATTAACTCTAAAGGTGACTGTAATCACAGATGGTATTCAAGGAGATCTATATACTCAAACCTTTGGGGCTAATTATACTTCTCTAGATGGTTTAGTAGCTGCTGTCTCCATTCCAGGTCTTATTGCAATTAATAATGGTGGATTATTAAGATTGCAGACCCAAAGAGTAGGGTACCAACAGGGCCTCATCATCTCTTACACTGGTACAGCTAATTCCAGAATTGGATTTAATAGTATAGTAACTGTAGAGCAAGACCAGTACAACTATGGAAGAAGTTCTATAACAACTGATATGTCAGAAGATGAGATGGTTTATGCCTTGGTGTCTGCTACAAGTACAGCTAATAGCTATCTACAGAGGAGATTTACCCTACCTCTATCTAACTGGGACTTTGGTCTAACAAAGGCTGTATGTGATATTGCAGCTTATACATTAATGTTTAGAAGAGGCTTCAGCCCACAAAATACTAAGAACTATGATGTTAACTTCAAGGAGAACTATGAGAAGGCAGTTAAATGGCTAGAAGAGGTTGGTAATAGAATGAATCATCCAGTTATAGCAGGAGCTGTTAAACCAAATCCTTCAGCAGCCATACCTTTTCTAGATGATATACAATCATGGAGATCTGTGGTAGGAATAGTCTAGCTTACAATACAAATGAAAAAGGCCCAATTAAGGGCCTTTGTTTTATTATATCAGAGAACCTATCTTCTTCTTAATTATGTATCAATTGGGTACACATTATTAGAGTATAGTGGGTAGTGCTTACTTCTCAAATATTTTTAAGATTTTGTAATTTATTAAGCTATATAGTAGGTGCCACTCCCACCTTTGTATTCAACTATTGAATCACTATTTATCATCTCTTTCAGGGCCTGATAAGCACTTCTAATACTAATCCCCTTCTTATATGCTTGATTAACCAGACTCTCTAGCTTAATTGGATTACCTCTCTTAATTATATCTTTTAGTACTGAGGTATCTGACATTATTTTCTATTTAGCTCAGATAGAAAGGGATCTACAAACATCTTATGTGTATCCTTTTGAGTGTAAGCCAGGGGAACTCCATCTCTAATACTCTTAAACTCATCAGTAGCTCTTGTTACTCCATCTAGTAGGGCCTTTTTAATTACTCTAAGAAAGAAGGTCATTGTACCTGCAATTAAACCCCAAAATACTATAAAACTGATTATCTGTGCTGCTAGTGTGTTTCCCATATATTTAATATACATGTAAATGTTTTTCATGCAAAGAAATATTTTATATAGATTTAATAATACCTAATATGTACTAAAAACATTAAACTACCTGGAGGAGAAACCAGATGGAAACAACCCAACTAATAGAATTAATAAAGAGTGCAGGTATTTGGGCTGGAATGTTCATAGCTTGTGCTTGGTACTTCTTAAGTAAATATCTACCAGATGAGAGAGCAGCTAGACAGAAGGAAAGAGAAGAAGAGAAAGCAGCTAGAACTGAAACACAGGCAGCTTATGATAAGTCTCTAGAAAGAATTATAAATCATACTGAGAAGACACAGGAGAAGATCTCTGAGCAGTTTGTTACTGTAGTAGGCACCCTAGTTGGAAAGATTGATGTTATTAATACAACTGTTGGTGAGCTAAGAGATGATATTGAGGGGCTACAGGCTACAGATGGAAAGATCATACAGGTACTACAGGATCTTAGTTCAAAGATTAAACCAGCAGAGCCTGCTGCTGTTAAAATAATTAGTCAATAAGGAATGTATGATTAGTACAGGTTACTACTTTATATACAGAGATTCTGATCTAGAAGAGTATATTGTATTAAAGCATGATAAGTATAAGCTGAGCAGGATAAATGACCTAGTAGAGGAGTTTGTCCTCTCAGATATGGCAATGCCTAACCAAGCTAAGTTTCT